CAACATTGACGGCAGCAACATCCAAAAGGGCCAGATTGTCTACAGTTTGGGATGAAACAAACATGGGTTAGTCCGCCATCGCAATGCAGTAAAGGTTGCCGCCCAACGAGTCCTGAATGGCCGATACCGTGATCGGTGCGCCAGTCGTGTTGTCGGTCGGGATGATGATGGGCGCGTTAGCCGGAAGCGGCAAATCGCTTGTCGTTGCCGTGCCGCCTACGCGCACATAAGCCGCCGTGCTGCACCACAGCAGAACGGAGGCCGTGTACGGTGGAACGGTCGTCGAGCCTGCCGTGCCGGTGTATGCGGTTTTCGTGGCCGATCCATAGATCGGGCGACGAATAACCAAGCCAAGTGATGCAGCCATTTTGAGGTTACCTCAAGCCAAAAATTTGAGTTTATAGATCGTCGACAAATACAAGCCAAATATGGCGTCCAACAGGTTTTGCAGCGTCGTGTCGTCTTTACTGACGACTTTATACCGCATTTCCTCAAGTTCCTTAAGCTCCTTCTCCAGAAAGTCAAGCACGTTGTTTGACTTCTGGGCAGAGGCTAGGGCAATCGGGCCAATCAGTCCGTGCCGACCCTGATACGCCTCGGCAAAGTCGTCTGCGAGGGGAATGATGCCCTCGTAGAACTTCTGTAGTGCCTTGTGTTTAGCGTAGTTACGGGTATTCAGGTGCGTGGAATGGGTCACATCCCGCGCCAAAAATAGCCGTCCGATAAAGACTTCGCATGTCATTGCGGCGGTAACTCCATCGGCATAGCGGTTTCACGTGAAACGGGCGCTACAAGATCGCCGGACGTCATCATGCCGCTAATCGTGCCCATGACAATGTCCTGTATCTGTTCGGGCGTCATGCCCGCTTGGACGGTGCTGATGCGTTTAGTCTCCGCGTCGTACTCTTTGACGCGTACCTCACGCTCGTCGATGGACTTCTGCACGCTATCGAGCATCACGCGCATTTCTTGCATCTGTTGCTTGAGCGCGTCGTTCTCCATCTTGACGGCCTGCAGCGCTGGATCCTCTTCATCCTCGAGGATGCGCGGCTCGATCGTCTTCTGCAAGCGCTTGGCAATCTCTTGAGCGCCCGGCCAGTCCATGTTCTTGACGAACAGATCGCCGGCCACGTTCCACAGCTCAGGGTTGGCCTGCAGGATCTGCGACATGGCGTCCATCGCTTCCTGGCGCTTGGTCAGGTACGACGGGCCCGTCGTGACCGCGACGTCGTACTTACCGACCGACGGGTTGTAGATCTTCTCGATCACAATACCCGCTTCGTTGACGACCTGGCGTACGGCCTCTTCCTGCGTCGGGTCAATCCGCGCTGTCGACGTCTCGCCGTCGATGCCAATGATGCGCGCGATGCGCTGGGTGTCGTAGATCTTCGGGATCAAGTCGATAAGTTGGCGCGTCCCGTAGCGAATAGCGCGAGCTAAGTTGTCAACGTAGTGATATGAACCTGTGTCGCCTTGCCGTTCACGCGCCAAGATGGCCCGCCCGGAGCGCTCGTTTGACGTCGCTCCAAGGCTAGAATCGTAATACCCCGTGGTCGATTTAATGTCGTCCGAGGCGCCCATTTTGGCCTGAATGAGCCCCGTTTGAGCCAACGGCGGCTGCGCGCGCTGCGGCAGCGGCAAAACGGCGCCTTGACCGTCGGTGACGTCGGGATTGACCTCCAAATACGGCCAATTTGTGGTGTTGGCGGTCTTCCACTGGTGCTCGTAGCCTTCAAACTGACCGCCGTAGCCAATAAACGGCGCTTTTGGCGCCAGCGCCAGCATTTCAGCCTCTTGCGACACCCAGTAGTTGTACATTCGCTGGGCATCTTTGGCATTTCTGACCAAACCCGAGATGTAAATGCGTCCGTCGACCTCAAATTCGTTGCCGATGACGCGAATGACCGGAATCCAACGGCCCGGCCAGTCTTGTTCTTCAAGAATTTCGTAGCCGTTGGTCTTCATCCACTTAATTTTGCGGATCTCGACCTCACGGATGCGCAGCGGGCGCACTCCCATCATCTCCATTTGCCGCGCTTCCGGTGAGTTAGCGTAGGCAGTTCGGTTGTTGGGGTATAAATGCAGCGTGGCTTTGTCGTAAACCGCGTAGAAATACTCCGCGATACGCACCGAGTCTTCCAAAATCCACTGCGAGAGCTGCTCGTCGCCTACGCCGCGCGTTGAGATAGACGAAATCGGTTCGGCGTCGGGAAACAAACGCGCAAACTCGTCTTTCGGCATGTCTTCAGTGATGAAGCAATACTCAGCGTCCGATCCGCACGGGTCTTGAATGTGCGGATCCATGTAGACGCTAAAAGAATTACGGATGCGCTGCAGGCGAAGGTCTTGATCGAAGCTCGTCTCGTCGCAGTATTCCGTCAAAATGCGAAAATACCCTTCGCCGTAGGTCACTTGGTTGTCGCACGCCGTGTCGTACACGACGTCCGCATCTGACATGTACTCGATGTGGCGCACCACACCGTTTAGTACCTCGGCAACCTCAATATCCGCCTGATCGTCGACCGGGATGACCTTACCCGACGGGCGGTTCTGACGCTGATCGTTTGTGACCTGACGCACATGCTGCGGCAGCTTGTTGATCGTCAAGCACGGACGCGCGTTGATCGTCTGACCTTGCACCGCACCGCGTGTGGCGAGCACCTCTTGTGGCCACTGCCAACGGTTGTCGGGCGAGCCTGCCATGAAGCGTAGATCGTCCAGCTCGCTGTCTCTCGAGTCACTGTACGCCGACAACGACTGTTCCAGACGGTCGCGCATGCGCGCCAGCACGTCAGCAGCGTCTTTAGTGCGACGCGATTGCGGACTGTTGGCGACTTGCGCCGCGCCTTTCATGCCTGTCGGGTCTTGAGCCATGACTTACTTCTTGCCTTTCTTTGCCGCCGCGCGACGCTTCACCGAATACGCAATGGCTAGCGCCTGCTTCTGCGGTTTGCCAGAACGCATCTCTTGTTTAAGGTTTTCGCGAAATGCTTTATTAGTGGCCGACTTAACTAAAGGCATTTAACGTACCCCTTTACGTCCCATCGGCGATGGGCGGAAGTCTACCGTGGTGCGAATAGCGTTGCTATTCATCTCGCGCTTTGGTGCGCGCGGCTTTTGCATTTTTGGCGCGCTTTGACGGCTTTGCACGATCATGTCGCCGATCGTTGCGCCGGGCGACACGCCGGTCATTTTTCGGTAGTTCATTTGCTGGGCCTCTTTTTGGCGGTTTTGGCAGATTCTCTAAAGGCTTTGGCTGTAGGGGCACCTTTAACACCAGGTTTACGCATCTTCTCACCAGAGCCTGCAGCGATGCGAGCGCGTTTTTCATGAATTCGAGCATATAGTCCCTTCTTACTAGCCATTAGCTACACTTCCATCTTTTGAGTGATGCTTTGGCCCGTTCTGCTGGGCCTTTAGCGTTACGAACGACGCCTTTCATTCTTGCGCAGAACGACTTCTTACGTCCGGCGTCTGCCTTGCTTTTAGGGTTGGGCGCTGGCGCCTTCAAGTTGCTGCCGGTGGCACGGTTGTACTTGGCGCGTCCTTTGGCCGTCAGGCCAGCGCCAGCTTTGGTCGACTGCTTCTCGCCGCGTCCTACGGACAACGACACCGACTTGCGAGCCATTACGCCCCCATCCAGCTACCGACGCTGCCGCCTTCATTGACCGCAATGCGCCTAGCTTTCTCTCTATATTCGCGCTGTGCGAGCGGAAATGCAAATGTCACCGCCAGAGCGTCAGCCGCGTCAGGGCTTGCAAGCCCCCGCGCCTTCATCTCTTTCTTCCCTTCTAAGAAGATAGTGCCCGATGAGTTGGGCTTCTGCGTCGGCCCAGTCAGGTCTGTCTTTAGCTGCCGATCGTTCGGTATGTGCCCCTCGCGCAGCCACTCGCGCATGTTGCCCCAGAGCTCCGCGCGCTTGTTGCCCCACATCACCGGGTTCTTCGCCTTCCACCCAAAGTTCACCCCGCGCACCTTGTAGCGCTGCTCCTTGAGCCGATCCAATATGCCGTACCCTAGGCCGCCTTCGTCGATGACGGTAAACACCGGGTTGAACTCCTCGATCGCGTCGATCACGCGGCCGACCGTCGTCATGGTGTCCTCGCCCTTGTAGCGCTTGATGGCAATAATGTCCCGCCCTTGCCGCGCGACGATCACGGTGCTGTCGGAGCCCGATCGCGCAGGGTCGACCCCGAGCACCACCGGCGCCGTTTCATCCTTCCACCGCTGCCGGTTGCACGCCGCCTCGACGACCGCCGGGCCGATGAACTGATCGTCGCCCTCAAGCGGAAACTGTCCATACACCTCGATGCGCGCCTCGGGGCTATCCGCGCCGTACTCGTCGATGATCTGCTGGTAGACCATCTTGTCGGTGTCCTCCACCTCGCGCGCGTCGATGCTCTCTGTCTGCCAGAACGCCCGCTTGGCGTTGAAGCACTCAAAGAAGTACCCCTCGTTACGGCGCGGGTTACTAAACGCGCACCAGAATCGGTGCGGTGTGTTCTCCGTGAAGAACCCCGCCGTCACCGCCCAGATCGGGTCAGGTATACCGGAGGCTTCGTCGAAGATGACGAGCACGCCGTCGTGGTTGTGCACGCCCGCGTACGCGTCCGGGTTCTCCTCGCTCCACAGCCGCCCTTCGACCGACCAATAGCGCGTGCCTTTCTTCAGATCGCGCTCGACCAGCTCCGCGATCCACTTGGCCGGCATCAGCCGCGTGGCGGACACTTCGAACCAGTGGCTATTGATCAGCAGCGCGAGCCACTTGGTAATTTCCGCCCACGTCACCGAGCGCAGCTGCGCCTCGCTGTTAGCCGAGATGATGGTTGTTGAGCCTATCCTTGTGGATAACATCCAGAGCGTTATCCAACTGACCAACGCCGACTTGCCGATACCGCGCCCGGAGGCTGTCGCCATGCGCAGCACTTCGTACGCCTCACGGGTCTTGTTGGCCTTTATATGCTCTGCAAATTTGCGTAGCACTTTGCGCTGCCATTTACGCGGGCCGCTGAAGTGCTCGAGCGGCGTGCCGGCCTGGCCCCACGGAAAGACAAACAGCACGAACGCCTCGGGGTCATCCTTAATCGCAGGCGACCAGAGCTTGCTCATGAGCAGCTCTTCTTGGTCAGCGCTATAGATCGGCGTTTGCATGCGTCGGCTGGTCGATAGTTAGTGGTGCCCGTTCATCTTGTGCCAAGCGACCAGCAATGACGCGCGATTCCGCCTCTCGCAGTGCTGCCGTGATGCTGATCTGCTGCTGTATGTCGACTTGCACCTGTTGCTTCGCCACCCAGCCGTGCACATGCGTGAGTATGGATAGGGCAGCTTTAGCGTCCCCTTGACGCGCGGCTTCGCGGAGTTGCGTGGCGGCTTCGACGTGTCCATCGGCGCGTCCCTTCTCTTCGGCTAGTTGGGCCATCGGATCTAGCTGGCACAAACGGCGGTACTCGATCGGCAGCAATCCTGCCGCCAACGCCAACGTATCACCTTTCAACCCGAGCGCGGCGGCGTCGTAAATCGCCTGCAGCGTCTTCTCGGTTGCTTTCACCTCGCGCGGCGCGAATGGCAAAGACTTTAAGGACATGGCTGAAGGTTACTGGATGAAAGCACAGGGCTGCAAGCTGGTGGGCTAAAAAATAAAAAATTTTTTGCGAACGCTCCCCGTAATTTTGACCGGGTGGCCTCGGGCCCTACCCCCCCCATGCCAGCGGCCAGCGGCCGCCAGCCCGCAGCGCCCAGCCGGGAGCCCGCCACCCCTAGCCTGCAGCGCCAGCCTGCCAGCGCTCGAGCTCGAGCGCCGCGCGCGTCGGCCGTCGGCGTTGGGTCATTTGGGTCATGGCATGCAAGCCGGTGCGCGCGCCAGCGCGGGCATGCGGCCGTCGGACTTTGGGTCATTTGGGTCATGGCGTGCCGATTGCCCAAATGACCCAACAGCATAGGGGGCGCAGTCATGGCGACATGGGGGCGTTAGGTCATTTAGGTCATTTGGGCATGCCCAAAAAAGTCCGCGCGGGCTCTTCAGCATGCGCCGCTCTATCGTACAGCTGTACGGATATACAGTATTTCTAGACTTATAAGATTAGATAAAAAACATGACCCAAATGACCCAAACGCACCCCGCGCCCCATGTTTTCAAGCTCGCCGCGTTGGGTCATCCAGCCCACGCAAACAACCCAACGGCGACCCAAATGACCCAACAATTTCACGCTCGCCGCCGATCGCCGCCGCCGCACGCGCTCGCTCGATGACCCAAACGTCCAGCGCCATGACCCAAACGTCCAGCGGGTAAAAGTATCCGCAGAATGGTCGCCATATAAAAAACAGTTTGACAGCATTTTGGCCATAAAGAGAATGGTGCATGCCGGCATTGACACAAGCGCCAGCCGGCGGCGCAGGAGCACAACATGCAAACGATCAGCTTCAATACCGGCCGCCCCTACAGCGCCGACGGCCAACGGATCGCCGCCGGCCAGCTCGACGACGGCCGCGTCATTTTTATGGATATCGACCGCGGGCTCGATTACATCACCCGCACGCCATGCGAGCTCGAGCCCGCCGCCATCATGCGCGCCTATGACGCCAACGACACCACCGACGTCTACATGGCCGACATAAGCGCCAAAAACCTCACCGCCATTCTTTTAAATCTTGGCGCCGTCGCCGCCAAGCTCTAACCCATCACCCCAACCCGGAGCACATGCACATGAACAAAACCGAACAACGCGAGCTGGCACAAGCTCGAGCCATCGCCGCCACCATGCCGGACTACGCCGCGCGCGTGATCGCCATCATGCGCCGCTCGACGCGCAACCGCGTGACGCTCGCTATGACCGAGGCGGCGATCGCCGAGCACCAGCTCGAGGCCTATTTCGAGCCCGGCACCAACTACATGCTGGCGGTGCGCTCATGAGCGCCCGCCAAATCTCGAACGCGCTCGCCGTCGCCGGCTGCGGCGCGTTCCTAGCCGCCGTCTATCTCGGCGCGCTGTCGCTACTGATCGCCGCCACCGCCGTTGTGGCGCTGGCGTGCGTCATCGATCACATTCGCAACTAAACCACACTCGAGGACACTACATCATGAGCACTCTGCAACTGAATCTGACCGTTTCGCTGGCTACCCTGCGCGCTGCGCGCACGCATACGGCTGAAGGCGATATTCGCTCCTACTTGAACGGCGTCTATCTCGACGTGACGGCCGGAAAGGTCGTCGCCACTGACGGCCACCGCATGCTGGTGATCTCGGCGCCGGGTATCGTGCACGCTCGAGCGTACGATCGCGCCGTTATGCCGCCAGAGCTGCGCGCTGGGGTCATCATTCCGAACGACGCGATCGACGCCGCGCTTAAGCTCTACAGCGGCGAGTACCAGCGCGGCAAGCGCCTAGGCGACGTCGACGTCGCCGTCACCCTGCGCTGGGTACGCGAGCTCGACGCGACGCGCGCAGACGTGCACATTATCCGCGCGCCAGAAGGCACGATCGCTGTACCCAACGGCGGCGCTGTCGGCTTCCGGCCGCTCGATGGGCAGTTCCCACAATGGCGCCGCGTCACGCCGGCGGCCGATCAGCTGGGCGCGCTCGAGCTGTCATGTACAAATTGGCAGTATGTCGCCGACGCGTGCGACGCGTTCGCCATCCTGCGCAATAAACAGAAAAAGCACGCCGGCCAGCATGCGGTGCGCATACATACGCGCGGCACGTCGCCCGCGATCATTACCGACGGCCAGCCGGACGCCGTCGCCGTCGTCATGCCCATGCGCGGCGAGATCGGCGCCGGAGCGCTCGAGGACGCGCTCGCTGCAGCGCACGCCGACACCCCAGCGCCGACGCCAGCAGACGTCGACGCGGCCGCTTGATCACCACCACCACCACACTAGGAGCACACAACATGCAATCGACTGAACTGGACTTAACTGCCGACGTGATCGACGTGCGCGACGTGATCGCGCGATTTGAAGAGCTAGAAGCTGCGCTAGAAAACGAATATTTAAATCTTGACCAATCGCTGGACAACATTCGCGACGAGCACCATTTGATTTTTAAGCTACTCGACGAGCTGAAGGGGTACGGCGGCGACGAGCAGTGGCGCGGCGACTGGTACCCGCTGCAGCTGATCGACGACGAGTACTTTGTCGAGTATGCGACGGATTTAGTCGTCGACTGCGGCGGCATGCCGCGCGACATGCCGCACTATATCGTCGTCGACTGGGCAGCCACTGCGCGCAACATCCGCGAAGACTATTCGACCGTCGACGTCGACGGCCGCGTCTATTGGTACCGCTAACATGATCACAGGCTCCCGGCCGCGCTGCAGTTGCTGCGCGGGCTCCGGGTACGACGCGCTCGCCGTCGATGAGGACGGCGGCGCGGTCACATGCTGGGCGTGCGATGGCACCGGGTACGACGAGCGCATGCCCGACGACTGGCCACCGGACTATCTCGCCGCGCGTGCAGCCGGGCACGCGGCCATGGCGGCCGAGCGGCGCGCATTTGGCGCGCTGCGGGCTACACTCGAGACGCTCGAGGACGATTTACAACGGGCAGGTGACGAGCTGCGGAGGTTGTAATGCTGCGTTACATTTTGCGGATATGGCGCCAGAGGCACGACGACGGCCGGCGGCAGTGGGCGCACGTCCCGCCACCCAACTGGGCATGCGTGCGGCGCTGGCATGGTGACTCCGTCTATTGGTGACGATATGGGCAAACTATTTTTAAGCGAGGACGAACAGCGCCAGCTGTGGGAAGTCGAGGACATACCCCATGGCCAAGCGGCCGCGCGGTGGGAGTCGCCGGATAAGCGCGCGGAGCGTTACCGGCAAGCGCTCGAGGGAATCCTCGCGTGCTCTGGCGGTGGGCGCGTCGTCTACCTACTGCAAGCCGTCGCCGCGCGGGCGCTCGGGTACGAGACGCTCGCAGACGATCTACAACGGCGCGCCGACGTCACACGCGACGATCCGCCATGCTCTGGATGACCATCTGCGCGATCGTCGCCGTTATCTGCGCATGGTTATTTGACGACGGAGAGTGACGCCGGCGGCTGGACTTCCACCAGCCGGCGCAGCTCCGATTTGCTACGGCTGTCCATATCAGGCGCGCAGAATAGGTGCTTTTTCGTCGGATAGTCACCCGACGCGACGCGCCCTTTATCGACCCATCCAGCCTCGCGCAGCGCGTGAAACAGCGCCGATTGTGGCGCCTTGACGCCCGGCGGCATCGAGCCCGCCACGCGATCGAGCACGACGTGAAACGGCGAGCCGATCACGCCGCGCGAGAACTCGCCGACGCGGCCGCGCAGCATCTCGACAAGGTACGACTCGGCCGTCGACATGCCGGCGTCAATCATAATGGCCTTGGCCTCTGTCATTATCGGGCTGGCACCGGGGTTGAAAGCGGAAACGTCATAGGAGAAAAGCCAACGGGAAATTTGTTCAAACCCGCCGGACTTGTACCAGTGCCACAATTCCTGCGCCTTTTCTTCTGGCAGTCTGTCGGCCTCGCTCCAAGTGACGAACCAACGGCGATCGTCAGAGGGCAGCGAAATAGCCGCGCGTTCGTTGGAGAACGCGAGGACAAATATGCGGTTCAAGGCATCGTACGGATGCAGCCCCTTACGGTTGACAGGCAGAAGCTCTGGCGGAGCGGCAATGACGGGCTTGAGCTGATTCTCGAGCGCCCGGCGATCTTTGGCCTCGGCTTGTCGCAGCTCGTTGATGACCATCACCTCGGACTCGAGCGCGTAGCCCCATTGGGAATTTAATTCCTCATTGCGCACGACGCTGATGTTCACGTTCATAGGCCCACCAACGGCCCATAAGAACGGCGCCCACAAGGTGTCCTTACCGGAGCCAGGTTTACCGGCGTGCAAGACGGCGTGGTTGATTTTGATATTCGGGTGCTGGACTTTGTGCGCCATGACGGCGAGCACATGCGCGCGCTCGCGATCATCGGGGATCATGCGCTCGGCGTGCTCGAGCCAGCGCGACACGTCGCCAGAGCGCCCCTGCGGGCGCGCGTTGCGCCAACGGTTGCCGTAGACGTCGCCCGCACGCGAGACGAGAATATCCTCGCCGGCGGCGTAGGTGACGCCGATCAGAGAGTGCGCGCCCTTCTCTTGGCGGTTCTCGTCGTAACAGACGGACGCCTCGACGATGCGATTGGTGCGAACGGACTTGCAGGAAACATGACGGAAAAGCGCGTTAAAAGTGCTACGCGATATTTCACGGCGTTCAAGCATGTCAAAGTAGGCGTCATCCGTTTGCAGATAGGCAAAACGCTCGTACCACTCGGCCTTGGTGACGCGCCCGACCTCACGCCGACGCACTTCAGCAATAGTCTCGGCCGCCGCGTCGGGGAACTCCTCGGTCGGTGTGATCTTTGAGAGCGCCGTCGTCATGGTCGCGGCGAGTAAGTCGTCGCGCAGGCCGTAGCCCGTCTTGGGGCCGCCTTGCTCCTCGACCCAACGTAAGAAGCGCTCGCTCGTCCAGTCGCCACAGTGCTCATGGAAGCAATCGAACGCGCGGTGAACCGGGTGATAGCGCCCCTCGGGGTTGTTGTCGCTGTGCTCGGCGTGGTTCGGGCAGACGACGCCCGCCCAGCCAGTCGTGTTAGGAGGATTCAGGACAAGCTGTTGCTCGGCGAGCCAGCGCAGCACGCTGTCGTTGCCGTCGTCCTCGATGTTAATCGCCTGATGTGAGGCGGTATCGGCAGGCGCCGGTGTGACGCCAAGCGCGGCGCAAATCTGCTGCAGGGTGAACTGGCGCAGCGGGTGGAAGTCAACGAGCACGGCAGCGAAGTTGTCGCGGCCGGGCTTGAGATTGATCGACCCCGGCACGCGGAAGTTGCGCACCGGGTTGATGGCGCCGCCATCGGTGTAGCCCGCTGCGGCGATAGCGAAGATGGCCGCAGAGAAATCTTCCTTGGTTGGCTGGTTGTCGTAGTCGAACGTGTAGCCCCACTGGTAATTGCCGGGGCTGGTTTCGATCTTCCATGTCGGCTCGAGCGGCGGGATCTTGGACTTGGTGCCAATGTCATCGAGCACCATGAACGCGACGTGTTTGCAGCACGCGCTGCTCGCGCTGATCTTGCCCTGTTGGAAGCGCTCGATGATGAACGACGCCGTGTTGGCGTACCACGCCTTCGGCGGATTCGATCGGTACTTATCGGGCAGGCAGGCAGGCCATGTGTACTTAGCCGTGCCGTCCTGGTGGTACTGCTGCACGCCGTCGGTGAGACGGGGCTTTTGACGCACCAGAAGAATTGTCTCGCCTTCTGGGGCGGCTTGTGCTAGATAGTCTATGAACTCCTGCATGGAACATTCTCCTTAGAGCTTTTGCCCCGGTCTAACCCACCGGGGCTTTTTATTTACCGTACCGCTGCATGACCTTCACTTCGGCCTTGAGCGGAAACCCCTGCGCCCACTCGGGCGCTGTACACATCGTCTCGCGCAGCACACGCGCATAGTGCTCGGCCTCGGCCTCGGGCACTTCCATGACAATCTCGTCGTGGACGTGCAGGACGACGTGCTCGAGCTGCGCGAGCGCATGCCGTAACAAGTCATTAGCGGTCGCCTGCGTGATGTTCTCGCATGCGAGCCCTCGCCATAGCCGCGCACGCGGCCATTCCTTTGCATCAGCAGCAGGCTTCCATGCGGCCTTCAAATAGGACACGCCGTCATCCTCAAGCCGTGCAAAGGGGTAACAAAGAATACGCCCAGACGGTAGCGCGTACCACAAGTGATGGCGATCAAAAAGATACGTCACCCGGCCAGCGGAGAACTCGCGGCCAGGGTTGCGCATGGCGCGAGTGTAGGCGGCCTCGAGCGACTGCCAGTAGCGTATTGCCCACGAATTCGCGCGGCGCCATGCGTCGACGATGCGCTGCGCGTCTGATTCATGCAACGTGATGCCGTAGCCTCGGCCCATCGCGGCGAACGCACCGACGCCGCCAGCGAATCCAAGCGACAGGATGGCAACCTTGCCGATCTGGCGCTGCTCGTCCGTCACCTGTTCGGGCGTACAGTGGTAAATGCCGGCTGCTTCACGCTTGTATATGTCGCCGCCATCGCGGAAGACTTGCAGCACGGTATCGGCCTGCGGGTCGTTCGACAACCAAGGAGTGGCGCGGGCCTCTATCGCTGCCCAGTCGGCCACGATGAAAACGTGACCTCGGGCGGGGATAAGAGCGGGTCGCAGCATTCCTTTAAGAACATCTGTAACCCGTCGTCCGTAGGTTGGAACGATACTGTGACCTCTGACCATTGAATGGCGGGCGGCATCAGCGTTTCCAAGAGTGCGACGCGTGAAGTTATGAACTTGGGCGCCGTAGCTTGAAGCGCGCCCCGTGGCACTTCCACCAGCAAATACAAATGCTCCTCTGACACGGTGATCCTCGACGTCGGCTAGGTTGGCGAGCCTGTCAAACTTAGCGACCGACGAGGCCCACAAATCGTCGGCGCATTGGATCACGTCCGCCACAGCGGGCGGGACTTGTTCAGGATCTTCGATGGCAAGCAAATTAGCGCGCACCGCCTTGTCGATGGACGCCTTCGCCTCGCCGTCTTTATACACGGTCATGAGCTTGCGAGCCTCTGGCCCTAATCGCTCGGCGACCCACTCGCGCATGCGCGGACTGCGCACGCTTTGGATTTCGCCGTCTGTGATCTCGACGACGAGCTTCTCTATATCCTCAAGCTCTGCCTGCGCGTAGGACACGGCGGCTTTGCAGAGCGGCACGTCCACCATGACGCCGCGATCGTTAATGCGCTCGTTGACGTGGTAGTCGGCAAGCTCTCGCTCGGATAGGTCACGCATCGCGGCACTCACGCTGCGCATGGCGCGCACGTCCTGCTCGCAGTAGGCGACCATCTCGGCCATCAGCTCCGGGTCGTTGTTGAACGTGCCGTCGTGGCGCGCGATGGACAGCTGCCGGATGAGCGCAGCGCCTCGGTGATCCTTCTTCATGCTGGCGCCGAGCGCCCGGCCTATATCCTCGAGCGAGCCAGGCAGGCAGTTGGCGCGCGCTTGCGTCGCCGTGCAGTAGAACTGCTCGAGCTTGAAGTTGATCTGCAGCACATACCAAAAGATAAGACGCTCGAACGCGGCGTTGTGCGCGCGGATCTCGCCAGTGTGCGCTGCCACACGCTCAGGAAACGGATGCTTTGGGAGCCACGTCACGACGGGCTCGTCGTCGAACGCGTAGGACATGCAGAGCACCTCGGTGCTCAAGTCCTGCGCGTAGTTGTAGACGCCCGCGCGCTTTAGATCGCAGCGGCTGCGCGTCTCGAAGTCCACCCACAGCACACTCACACGGCGCCTCTCTCAAGGGCGGCTTCTTTAGCGGCAGCAACACAATCATCGCAAGCGTAATTCCGCCCAATTCGGTTTTCTTGTGGCGAGGTTGGCATAATGTCGTTAAAGACTAACGTCCAATCGTCTTTAAAAAACACTTCTCTACAAAAGTCGCACGTTATTTCGCGGGTAATCTTTATCACTTGTCTTCTCCCCTCGCACGGATGGCGGCGGCTGCATATTTGGCTAGCACCCAATTCTCACACTCTCGCTCACACGCCTCCCGCTCTTTTTCGGCAACAAGAATTGCAAAGCGTTCAATTGATTCCCAAAGCGCTCCATACGGATATAACCCGTCTTCTAAACCAGATTCTTCCGCCAGTCGGATGATGTCGTCGCGGGTCATGACAACACCTTTGCCCAAACATGAATGACTGCCGGGATAAGTGTCAGGATGGCCAGCACAATCACCGTCACCACTAACACGTATGCAATTTTGTATTGAATGTCTTCATTCATTGTCTTGCTCTCGCTTGATCTATGAGTTCACCCAGCTCTTGCACCCAGTAGCGCACACGGCGCTCACGGGCAGTACGTTCGTGATATTGCTGACGACGCTTGTGGTAGCGGCATGCCTTGCCGCCGTACGTCTCGACGCCGCAGATCGGGCAATTCTTACGTTGGCGCATCATCAGAATCGGGAGCCTACTCACCGTGGCGGGTGGGTGGGGCGCATGCAGCTTTCGGCTCCCTCTCCCTTAGCCGGCTCGGCGCCGGCGACCTGTGGGCGCTGCAGCAGGCGCTTCCTCTGCCTCAGCAGGGGCGGCGCTTGCCTCACCATCCATCGACACCCAGTCCACTACCGAAAACACGGGCGTATAGATACGGCCGTAGCTCTTGTGCTGATAGTGCTCTTGGCCCAAGCGCACGATAGCGACGGGCTTCGACTGGTCTTTCTCAACTTGCTCGGCGATCGACACCGCGAGCGACTGCACGCTGCGCTTACCGCCAACTGACGTCGTGGTGTAGCGCACCTCGAGGCCGGTGTCCTCGCCGCTGATGCACTTCAGCGACAAGCCGACCTGTTTCTCCCAGCCCTTCTTGCTCTGCGGCGGCGCCGGCGGCGGCTCTGGCAGCGGCTCTGACACCGACACCATCGTCTCACCAAGAACGTCACCATCGCCCCACGCAATGTAGCCGTGGACGAACGAGAACGGATTGACTGCCCAGAGGCTGCCGTCTTCGACTTCTGTTTGATCAGCGCCGAAGACCCAGTGGCCGGTGCGATCCATCTTGAGGATGGCCGAACCAACCGCACCGACGTCGTTCTCAATCGCGCGCAGCGCGGTCGAGAGCGAAGTAACAGCGGGCAAACCAGCTTTAGCGAACTTTACGATACCAGACATTTGATTAACTCCTTTACATCAGTTTAGTGAGGGCCGCAGTCAACTGCTGCCCGATTTGCAACACGGCAGGCCGGGAATCATCCACCGACGCTAACGTGGTGCCCGAGGATACGCTCGTCGTCAGTCCGTCGGGCAGGGCGAGCTTCAGCTTTTTGAGCTTCTTCTCAGCCTGCGCCGGCGATACCAGCGAACGCTCGATCACCTCAGACTCAGGAAGACTGGCGAGCAAGGCTTCAGTCGCCTTCTGCTCGTCAATCCATTGTCGCGTACCGCGCTTCTGCACCAGCTTGTAGCCCGGCACCTCGCCGTTCTTCTCAAGCACTTGGATAGCCAGCGCGCGTAAATCTTTGATCCAATCCTCGAGCATGTCAGCCTTCACAAGCGCAAGGCCAAGCTCCTTCGTGTTGAGCTCCTTGACTTGCTTGGCAAGCGCCCGATCGGCGGCGCCCGTCATCTGCGGGCAGATGGGCTTGGCTGCGCACCAGCGGCAGTGCTCACCCGCATGTAGCGCAGCGTCGGGCTTTTCTGACTGCTTGACGGCGAAGACGAGCTCACGCTCAAACATGCGCAAGCGATCGAACGACGTCACCCAACGCTTGACCGAGGGCGGCTGCACGATAATGCACTCGACTTCCTTCGCGCCGTCGAACACCCATGCGAGCTTCTCGGTGCGCATGGCGGCAGCGGCGTAGAACATCAGCTGCGGATTTTCTTCAGCCTCGACCGGAACGCCGTCGCCAAATTTCCAATCCAATATAACGGCACGATCACCAATACGGCCAATAAGATCACAAGAGCCAAACACGCCCGGAAGAAGGTCGCCGAAGCTGACAGTCTGTTCGACCGCGAATTCCATGGTTTCGTCTTTATCAATTTCATTGAGCGCCTCGATTGCAGGCAGGATCTTCATGCCCGCCATTTCTGCGTCGAACACGATCCCGTTGTACTCAGTACCGATGAGCTCGCGCAGCGGCTTGTCGGTTCCCAATAAATCCGCGATCACCGTATGCAACAACGTGCCGGTGTCGGCATAAGAGCTAGATGGTTTGGGCGGCACTTGCTGGCAGAGCTTGACGCTGCCGGGGCAGTTGATGACGCGCTTGGCGGTGCTGCCGCCGACGATATTGCTGTGTGACACTGAACTCTCCTGTACTACGTTTGATGCAAGGCTATGCCCGTCGTTTTTGCTTGTCAAGCATCTTTTTGTAAATTATTATCTGACGATGCGTGAGAAGACAATCGAAGAGTATTTGACGTGGGCCGTCGAGATCGTGGGCGGCGTGACGTTCAAGTTTCGCTCGCCCTCGCAGCGCGGCGTGGCCGATCGGATCGTTTGTTTGCCTAATGGGCAGACGTGGTTCGTCGAGCTCAAAGCGCCGCACGGGCGCTTGTCGCCGCTGCAGAAGGTCTTTGCCGACGTGATGAAACAAACGAATCAGCGCTATATCGCGCTATGGGATACGGAACAAGTCGATGCTTGGATTGCGTCCATATCAAGAGACTGGCGCTGACTTTCTCTTCGAGCGTGACCGCGCGATGGTGCTGGCGCCCATGGGCGCTGGCAAGACGGCGCTCACGCTCGTCGCCATGCGCGACGCGTTAGCGCAGGGCGTCGTCACCCGTTGGCTGGTTCTGGCTCCTAAGCGCGTCTGCGAGAAGGTGTGGCCCATCGAGCAGCCCAAGTGGGCGCATGGACTTACGCTCGCTGTGGCGCTTGGCACTCCAAAGCAGCGCGAGGCAGCGCTGGCGTCGTCCGCCCAGGTGGTCGTGACCAACTACGACAATCTGCAATGGCTTGCGGAACAAGAGCTTAACTTCGACGGCGTGGTGTTCGATGAGCTCACGCGCTTGAAGAACCCCAGCGGCAAACGCTTCAAGGCGTTCGAGAAGGTCGTGCAGCCCATGAAGGTGCGCTGGGGTCTGACGGGATCGTTCACGTCCAACGGGCTCGAGGACGTGTTCGGGCAGTGCAAGATCATCGACCAGGCGCTGCTTGGCCGCAGCAAGGGCGCCTTCCTGCAGCAGTATTTCGTGTGCATCAACCGCGAGTACGGCGAGTACATGCCGCGCAAGGGGGCGCTTGAACAGGTCATGCAGCGCATACGCCCCTCGACGTTCCTGCTAGATCCTGGCCAGTACGTCGACACGCTGCCGCCGCTGCACGTCATTGAGCTGCGCTGCGACATGCCTGACCGCGAGCCGTACGTGAAGATGAAGCGCGACTTTTTGTTCGACTTCCCCGACGCGCGCGTCATGGCGGCCAACGCCGGTGTGGTAACGGCCAAGCTGCAGCAGATGGCTTCTGGGTTTGTCTATAGCAGCGAGTCGAGCGCGGATCCGACGCGGCCCGGCAAGTTCAATGTCACCAAGACGCCAGTGTGGTTCTCTGACCATAAGTTTGACTTGCTCGATGAGGTGCTAGAGGGCAACCAGCGGGCGAATACGATCGTCGTGTACAACTTTGTTGAGCAGCTCGCCGAGCTGCGGCGGCGCTATCCGCAGGCCGTGACGATCGACGAGCCGCAGGCCATCGAGCGCTGGAACGCGGGCAAGGTCGAGCTGCTATTGATCCATCCTAAGTCTGCAGGGCATGGGCTCAATCTGCAGCACGGCGGCTGCCGCATGGTGTTCTTGTCGCTGCCGTGGTCGCTCGAGGAGTACGAACAGACCGTTGGCCGGCTGCACCGCAGCGGCCAGGCGCATGACGTGTGGGTTTATATCCTGCTCACGACGTCGACTGTAGACGAACGGATATGGGCGGCGCTGCATGACAAGCGCGCCATTTCAGATGTGGCATTAGAGGAACTGAAAGCATGAACTGGCAAGAGCTAAACGTCGCTATCCGCGACATGAGCGAGCAAGAGCTTAAGTATTTGATCGCGCAGGAGCGCCGGCAAAAGGTGCCGCGCAAGACGTTTCTGATCCGCATGCACCAGCGCTACAGCATGCTGCGCGATCTGCGCGAGCGGGCCGAGCTGCTCGAGGGGTTAGCCTAGCTGGCTCAGAAACAGCGCGCGCTCGTCTTGGCGGCGCTTCACAAGGCCGGGGAGCACACGCCCGGCCGCTTTCGTCCACTTTAGGAACTCGTCGGCGGCGTCTTCAAACTCGCCCCGATTCGTCTTCATCCGAAGGGAAGAGCGTTGGAGATTGCCGAGGCCCACGTTGAAGGCAAAACTGACGAGAGAATCGAAGATTCCCTGATTGCCAGCAGCAGTAGGGCAAAGTCGAACCACACCACGCTCAAACCGGCTAAGGTCTTGAGCAAGGATAGCGTCAACTTCTGCCATCGAGAGGACGCGATCCCAGCCTGCGGGTATCGGTAGATTCTTGCGCTCCTCATACTTCACCGCAGCGTGAGTAGGGTCAATCACATGGCCGACACCGACCGTCCACAAAAGGGCCGGGCAACGGTAAGGGCGTGTCCTTACGCCCTCATGATGTTTGATCATCTCGATGGCGGCTTTGGAGACTTTCACTTCTTGCCAAAGGCCTGCGTACCAAACCAGAAGGCGATGATCGAAGACAGGATTAGCATCTCGTCATCTGAGAACACTTCAGCCATTGCAGCGGCAAACGGCACACCTGTGTTGTACGCATACCAGACGCCAGCGATGTTGATAGCGACGAGTTCCAGCACAAAAATATAGGTCACAACCGGACGCACCGACGAGCGCAGATTGATCATCCACTGGCTTGCGCCCTTGCCGATCTCAATGTCGTGGTTGTAAAGCGACTGACGCTCTTCAGATGCGGTCTGCGTCTGGATTTGCTCTAGTTTGATTTCCTCAACCCGTGCCTGCGCGATAAACCCACGTTCTGCAAGGGCTAGTTCGCGCTCCTTTTGGGCGGCAACCAGGGCAAGCTCATGCTTCTTGTCTTGGCGGTCTTGAAAGATTTGCAGGATCTTGGGTAGGCCGCCCGCAAGGAACGACAGAAACGTGCTAACCATCGTCATCATTTGCTTGCCCTCACAACGTCATCGCCTTTGGTGACGGTCACATGATCGCCCTCAACGTCAACCCGCATGGGCTGCTCTTTGCGATCTAGCCGATCCAGTTTGGCGATGAGTTCCTTGATTACCTCAAACTCGGGCTTTTCTTCCTTCTCCACCGTGCCTGCGATGCTGGCGAGCATGGAAATAAGCGCGGTCAGCGAAGCGCCAAGCAGCCCCATCACGGCAGCAATCTTGTCGCTATCTAGCGCGAGGCTGGACAGCACACCGATGACCACAATGGCTGTAATGTATTTAAGGCCGTCTTTGCCGATAGCCTTGCCCGCAACATCTTTGGCGCTGCTGTGCGCTTCTAGGCGCTGCAGTTCAGCCTTGATTTGCACTTTCAGCAATTCAATGTCTTCGCTCATTTGTCGACCTTCGTATCCAGTTTGTCGAAGATTTTGCCCAGCATGTTCTTAATGTCATCTATGTCGCGCTGGTACGTCGATTGCGTAACGTAGGTGTGTGGCATGCTGCGAACGTCCTTGTCGAGACGCTCGATCGTGCGGCTGATGTTGTTGAGAATCCAACCACCAAAAAACGCTGCTACACCGATGATGATGTTAAATAGCATTTGCCCGGTATCCACTGTTACTCCCGAAGGGCATTTTGATTTGTGACAATCGGCGCCAGGACGTTGATGACCGCGCCGCGCCCCGGCCTTTCTGCCGGCTTCTGCAGCCGCTCGCCAAACTTTGAACGCTTACCCTGTACCAGCGCATCGGCCAGCGCCTTAGCGGCCGGCTCCGCGTTGATCATTTCCTTGGCGATCTCGACGGCCAGCTTGGCGTCGACGCGGCCTTGAGCGCGGGTGAGCAAGAAGTTGGCGTACGTGGCAATTTGATCGAACAGCTGCAGCTTAGGGCCAACCTGTTCAGACGCCAGCTCACGCACGCCGCCGCCTGCGGCCAAACCTTCACGCACCAGCGTCTTGAAGCGGCGCTGATCGGCCAAGTCGCGGCGAACATCGCGGATCAACTGCGCTACGTCGTCCGACGTGCGAGACAGCTCATCGAGCGTCGCGGCCGATTGCTGCGGGTCGACGCCGACCTTGTTAGCGGCGACACGCGCCTGGCGCTCGAGCGTCTTGAGCTCGTCAGCACGCGGTGTAAACTCAGCCTCGACACGGGCGGTAACGGTTTCGCCCGTCTCTGCGAGCTTGGCGGCCTGTTCATCAAACGCGCGCAAGTCGTCAAATATTTTGACGCCGGACTCCTCGAGCGCGTTAAGCGCATCGTCGTGGCGGCGTAAAAACTCCGTGGATTTAGCCGGGTCGATAACGCCTTTGCGCACCACCGCACGACGATAGTTGTCAATAATGCCTCGACGCACCGCGTCGACCGCGAGGCTATCTTCGCCGAGGGCGGCAACGAATCGCAGCGCGTTCTCTTCGCCACTGAGGATAGTCTTAACAACCGATTCCGGTGCGAGCTTCTGCACGTTGGTTGTCGTCTGCCGCTCAAGGTCAGACACCCAGCCGGTGCGGAATCGACCGATTACTTCGTCGGTAAATAACGTGCGCGCTTGTTTGTACAGCTTCGCCGCTTCAGTGCCCTGAGTGCCCTCTTCAATGGCTTTTTCAGCGGCGGTTTTAAGCCGCATAAGGTTGCCTACAGTCCTATTAGACCCCGCATCATTAGCCCGCGTAAGCACCGCCAAATCTTCGTTAATGGCTTTAATAAACGCATCTGCGTCTTCTAGCGTAATCATGGTGGGCTCAACGCGTGTTGCGGGTTGGCCCATGACGGACGCGTATGGTTCACGCACCACACGCGATTGATATTCGGCCACGGCCCTAGCTGCGTTCGGCGCTTGTTCAGGGTTAAACACGTAACCTGAATCGTCCATCAGCGCGCGAGCAGTCTGCGCAACCAAATCAAAACTAAACGGCTCGGGGGCAGCGTCAAACGCCGCGCGATATGCCGGGCTAATGACTTCCTTCTTAACGCGGTCAAGTTCTTGCGCGCGGCGTTCAGTGACGGTCGAGCCCACTTCGAGCTGGCTTTCTTTCGGTAGCCGCCCAGCCAGTTTTTCGCGCTCTTGCCGCACCGCCTTTTGCGCTGCTTCATCTTGCTCAGACAGCGCGATTAGCCGGCTTGTCTGCTCTTGATCCAACTGATCGCGCAGCGCGTTAATGCTGCGCGTGGCGGACGCCAACTGGTTAGCGCGCCCCTGCTGCAACGCACTGTCGCGGGCCAGGTACAAGTCTTTGATAATGGTGTCGGCGTTGCGTGCCGTGCCAAGCAGCGCGGCAAAACCCGACGCGTTCATAGCGGTCGCCACCTTCTCCGGCGGCGTGCCCAGCTCGAGCAAATTGATCGCCTGCTGCACCTTGTTGGGGTCGTTGTTGAACGCCTCGAGATACGCGCGAGCTTTGACGCGCTCGGCGCCACCCGGCGTAAACGGCTCGGTGATGTTGTACAACGCGCGGGTGCCGGCCTTGAGGGGCATCGTAGCAAGCGACGGCGCGACGCCGCCGGCCAAAGCTGCGCCCGTCAGCAGGAACGGATTTTCTGTGCCGGCTTCTTGCGCTGCGCCGACACCCGCGCCACCGCCGATAGCGGCGACAGTCTGGGCGCCCGGCTTGGCGGCAAGTTCGCGCAACACGTTTTGAGTAACGCCCGGCTCCACCAACGCGTTAGGCGGGGCTGCAGGCGTTCGCAGAAATCTGTCGCCTTTAAGCCCTGCGTCAATTAAATCACTTGCCGTTCCGATAGCCGCGCGCGTCGGCGCAACGAATCCACCAATCGTACGCATGGCGCGACGGCCAGATGACGTCGCCTCTGGTGCGACAATGTTCTGGCCGTATAACGCGTTGATCGCCTCAGAGGGCGTCATCATCGTTTCTCGGCCAAACGCCTGCAGCAACGGGTTGACGACGCCGCCTACGGCAAGATCGCTCGCCAACAAGCCGCCAGTCGTTACCGCCGCGCCAAGCGGGCCGCCAGCTAAGAAGCCCGCACCCGCAGCGGTCGCCAGCGGCGCGACGTTGGGGTTGACCACTTCACGCGCAATCCGCGCGGCGTCTTCCAGAAACGTCGTTTCTTGGCGCGGAGCCGGCAGCGCGTCGTCAGTGTATTTAGCAAACCGATTCTGGCGAGCAGGCGCAGTCGCCGCCGCCGCAGGCGCAGTTTGATCGGGCGGATTGACATATTTAGAAAAACGGTTAGAAGTTGTTTTCTCCGTTGAAGCCTCGGGGCCAGGTAACGCTGTGCCTAACGGGCGCCCGCCGGGCCCCGTTACCGTGACGTCTGATCTTTCTGTCGTCGGCGCAGCGCTTTGCCGCAATATCTGAAAAAGTTGCTGGCGAGATTGAGCAGGCAACGTGTCAAAACCTTCTGCGCCGCGTTCTAGCGGCAGCGGAGAAAGGCCATACGCGCGAAACAAATCTTTAGCTTTAACAACTTCGTTTGGCGCTAAGTTTGCAAAAACATATGGGTCAGCCATTGCTTACGCCACCTATTTTTTAGGGTTGAGCACTTTATCCGCAGCGCCAGCGCCAAATTCTTCGTCAAACTCTTTGCGCGCTTCTGGCGACGGATCTGCCTGCAGCTCTTTCAATGCGCCTGGCGGCGGAGCTAACGGCGTGTCGTACATCTTGAGCATGTCCTTGTAGATAGCCTCATGCTCTGGCGTCCACGCCACCGCCGATCGACGTTTAGCTGCGGCGACTTGATCAAGGAACAGCTTGCGCTTGGTTTTGATTGCAGGCGCGCCATCAGAGAAAGCGGGGATCACCGCGTTCTGGTTATTGGTGTACTGCAGCTCGTTGTACGCAGCGCCCGTGGCGAGGTACAGCAACGCGTCGGCGAGCTGCACTTGAGCTGCCGCAATCTGTTGCCGCTGATCGTCGCGGGTGAAGTTGACCGCGCCTTTGATAAACGGCGTGCTTCCGACTACCGTCTCGAAAAAACCGGGCTTTTCAGCGCTGGGATTTTCTTTTAGCGCGTTGCCAATCACTTCACCGGCCGATAGCATGCGATCCGCGTTGTACGCGGTCTTGAGCTGATCTTCTGTGGCCTTTTGACTGACAGCGCCGGTGACCTGTTTACCGTTAATCATCACCGGGCGTACATCGCTGGGGTTACGTCTGTTGACAGCAAGGTATCCAAGCGGTGTTTCTACAAGGTCAAGCTCCGGATTATTGCGTTTCCACGTTTCTTGATCTCTTTCAAACGCTAGTCGATCTTTACTTAGCTGATTTTTATCTTGCTCCAGTGCAAGCTTGTCATCTTCACGTTCTTTCTCAAGAAACTTGGTGTAGCCCAACGCGCGGCGCTGGGCGTTCCTTGTCCACAACGGATTCCACTTTTGCGGAACGCCGGTCATGTCTAACCCAGCCTGTTGAGCTTGGTTGTAGACTTGCCCCCAGCTATCGTCGTCTTCGGCTACGCCTAAAATATCAAACAGCTGGCGCGACTCTTCAATCTTGCGTTCGCGCTCAGTTTTAAGCGCGTCAGACTCTGATTTACGGGCGTCCGTTATGGCTTTAGCTAACTCCGCGCCCGTTTGGCCAAACTCGCCAACCAGCGACTCAAGAGCGTTAGGCTGCTTAAAAAAGTCGGGCGATGAGACGCGGCGGCGCAACGCGTTCTGTTCTGTCAGCGCGCGCTCTTGCGCTTGTATCTGCCGTTGAACCAGCGCGTTACGCTGTTCAGCGTCGCGCAAACCGGCGATCTGATTCGCCACTTCCAGCGGCGATTGGATCTGTACCGGCTGAACGCCTAATGCAATACGCGGATCAATAGCCATAATTGCTTACCTTTAGCGTGCAATATTCGGCAGTATGCGCGGCGTGCCTGCGTATACTGGGCTAGGCGCGCCAGCTGACGCGCCCGGCGCTACGACGCCGCCAGCGCCGCCTGTTGGATAAATGCGATTGAGCAAATCCTGCTGCACTAAATAGTTAGCGCCGGTGCTGAGTGCTTGGTTTAGCGCGTTGGCTTGGCCGATATACCCGGATGCGCGCGCGGCGCCGCCCGACGTTACTAAATCGCCGACGTTGCGGGCCGATTGACCAACGTCTTGACCAAAGCCCATAGCGGCTTGCAAGCCGCCGCCATACAAACCTGACAAAGCGTTGCCGCGCTGCATGCGCAGTTCCATCGCGCGAGTAAACGCGTTCTGGTATTCCTGCGACGCAAGCTCTTGACCGTACTGTTGGCCGGCCTTGAGCGCGCCGCCCGAGAACATGCGTCCGCCCGCCGACAAACGGCGGTCAAGATCGCGCATGCCTTCTTTCAGTCGAAAGCCGTAACCGGGGTCAACGACCAATTCGTTTTCGCCAAACGGTCGCCCCAACACGCCATAGTCGGGTGCGCCCGTGTCGGGGCCAATGCCCGCCATGCGAGCGAGCGCGTTTTGCGCTTCAATGCCTTGCTCACGATACGGGCGGGTCAGCTCCTCTTGCCGCGCCAACGCCTCGCGCTGAATGTTAGCGGCTTCTTTGGTAGCTTTGTCTTGCGCTTTAGACGCCTTGCGCGACGCGTATGCGCTGCCTGCGGCGCCTAAAACTGAACTGCCGATAACGGCGGCTGCGGTACTAATGGCCATTTATGCGACCTCTTTGAAAAACGTGCGTTCCATCGGACGGAACCCCTTGCGGGCGTATAACTTTTCCATCTGCGGTGCCCGTTCGTCTTCTAACGCAATCATGAACAAGGCGGACACACCTTGCTCATTTGCCCATGCTTCTATTGCATCATACATTGCTTGTCCAGCGCCATGCCCTCGGGCCTCGGGCGCAAGCCACCACCACAGCTCCTGCGCGACAAAGTGCGAGGGGCTAAAGTACATGGGGTAGGCCAGAGCGCCGGCGATGCCGACCGGGCGCCCGTCGACTTCCGTAATCCACATGCCGGCAAGCGGATTCTCAAGCGCCGACTTGTAGAACTGGCTAAAGCCTTCCGGGTCAAACGGAATGACTTGGTGCATGGGACTTGCGTCGTGAAACGCCTGCCCCATCGGCAGATACGCCGGTAGATCCTCGAGTGTAGCGCGGCGGACGATCATGAAATCTCACGCCCCGACGATCGGATGTTGATAGCCGACGCCGTGCCCGCAATCGTCGAGATAAACCCGCCGGGTGCCAGCACATGGCCGACGAGCTCTGGGAACGTATACGTCTCCGAAGGCAACAGGGTCTTGTTCTTAATAATCAAGTTCTGGTTGCCCGACGCGTCAAACTGCGTCACCAAGTTGACCGACAGGGTAGCCGCCGACGCGCTGTAATTCGTCGCCGTGAACTTGTCGATGATCGTCGACACGTTTACAGCCGTGTACTGCGTGGTCTGCACGTTCTCGGCAATCTTGGCCGGGATCAGGACTCTTACGTTAACTGCCATGTGTCACCTAAAAGGTAAATACCATTCGCACGCGACCGGGCAGGCCGGCCAAGCCCGGATCGCCGCCCTCTACCGGGTCGCCACCGTTACCGCCAGCGCCAGCCGTAAGGCTGTTATCGCCGACGATGCCTGCGGCGCCCGTCTGGGTAAAGGCCGCTCCGCCGTTGCCGTTCACTGACGGTGGCACTGTGCCGCCCGTCTGCGTGCCGCCAGCGCCCTGCTGGCTGCCGAATATGCCAATCCCGCCATAACCGCCAAAACCGCCGGTGCAGATCATTTCAGCAAGCGCATACGTGCCGGCGTACGCGACTGATTGGCCGCCCGCGCCACCTACGGCGTCGCCCAAAGAGCCGCCGTTGCCTGCCGCACCGACGGTGTAGAGGATAGTCTTGCCGGCATCCGGCGCTGTTAGCACCAGCACCGTCTTGGCGTACGCGCCACCACCGCCGCCACCGCCAGGATTCTCTTGCGGCTCGTAAGCAAACTCACCAAAGATGTTAGTGACCGTGCCATAGCCGCCGCCACCGCCGGCGCCCCACACTTCGATGGTAACGCCTGTGGCAAGGGAAGGGATAGTGACGCTGCCCGACCCAGACGATGCGTCGAACACACCGGCACCGGCTCCCCCCGTCGTGCCTGCAATCGCCGCTGCTAAGGTAGCGCCGCCCATTAAGACAATCCTGCTCCGCTGATTAGCCAAGAGGTGCTGCCAATCTTGACGCAAGTCGCCAAACCGTTCTGCGCCAAAGTGCGCGTGCCGGTCGTGGTGCTGTTCGCCAAGGTCAGCGTGTCGGTCGTAATCGCAATCGAGAGCGCCGACGAGTTGATATTAACGATAATGACGACCGTACCTACGGGGAACGCAACTGAAGCGTTAGCCGGAATGGTCAGCGTCTTAGACGTGCCGTTCATCAAGATGGACTTGCCGCGATCAGCGAGCACCAACGTGTAGTTGTCGGTCTTTGACACTTGCGGGGCTTCTCGATAGCCAACCGCGTAGTTGACGCTAACCGTATCGTTGTCGGGGATTAACGGCGTGCCGGTGAACGTAGGCGAGGCAATCGGTGCGTAGGTGGCCGCAGCAGTTGCCGCCGTAATGCCGTTCGTGATGCCGTACCCTGCAAGCGTCGTCGGCGTGCCGGTAATCGTCGACCAAGCGACCGATTCGGTCGAAATGTCATTGATACCGGCAATATCGTCGTACTCACCAATCTGAACGTCGTTAGAGTCAGTCAGTACAAAACGGTACTTAACACCTTCGGCCAACCACATGTCCTCGGGCAATCGTCCGCCAGAGTCAAGGATGATGGGGTTAGCGTTAGTCGTCGTGCCGCTAATCGACGTATACGTCGCTCGCGGGGTAGTAGTGCCAGCGTCGTAGGTGTAGATCTTTCCGCCCGACAGCACGGCGCCGTCGTCGGTAAAGAACTGCGCCCCGGCTCCTGCAAAGGCTGAAAGGTAAACGGTCATACGTACACCTGCATAACAGTCAAAATGATTGAAGGAATGGCCGGGACTGGAGGGGCAGCAGCAAATTGTTGCAACTGCACGTCCAGCGCATCCACGGAAAAGTACAACTGAAAGTAATCGCCGTTAGACAACGGCAAGAAAAAGTTAGCGGCAGAGAAGATTTCGGCATTGTTGCCTTGAATCTGAATCAGTGACGCAGAGTTGGCTACGTTAGTGCCGTTGATAGCAGGCCAAAT